ACTGGGCTTTTTTTCATCTCGCGTTTACCCGTCAGCACCCTCCCCTGGGCCCACCGGCACAGACCAGGCGGTCAGGGTGCTGACGAATACACGCAACCCACTGAGGTATCCGCCATGCACCCATCAATTCAACAGCGCTCCGAAGGGCTTGCGGCCCTCCGTGTGCGAGCAAGCATCGCCACCAGCGCCCTCTACGCCATGATCGGCAAGGAGCAGCCCGTGCAAGAGATTCGCTATCAGGTCGTGCCCAAGGGCAAGGCGTACCACATCACCGAGCGTGCCACCGGCAAGGTGCTTGGGTTTCGCTGGAAGTGGAAAGACGCGATCAACTTCGCTCAAGCGCTTGAAGCGCGAGCCGACGGCGTCAAGGTGACGCTCTCAGGAGGTGCGCAATGATCGGTGAGCCGATGCCAAACCCGAAAGACGCGGTGATCGCCGACCTAAACCGCCAGATGGATGCCTACTTCGGCGCGGGCAAGACCGCCCAGGTCATCCCGAACGGTGTGGGTGTCGACGGGCCTTTCAATGGCACCACCGCTCACCACGAACGCCTGCGTGCCCAGCGCGACAAGCTGGCACCGGCAGTACGCGCCGAGGCCGCCAAGGGCGTCGTAGCCAGCGTGGCAGCAAAGAACCTGGGCATGCACATCAAGCGCGTGATGCTGATCGCCCAAGAGAACGGCTTCAAGTTCGCCGACACCCCATGAGGCGCATCAGCAACCAGGTGCGACAACGCCTTCGCCAATCGCAATTCAACCTCCCACCCAGCGGCCTGCAGGCCATCCCGGAGAAACAGCCATGTCCACCGCAACCAATACCGCCGAGTTCCTTGAGGAGCTGAACGGCGGCGCATTCGCCAGCCAGATCGGTCACGCCCTTTCCGAAGTAGCCGCCGGTGTTGTTGACCACGGCAAGGCCGGCAAGCTGGTCATTACCCTGGACCTCAGTCAGATCGGCGAATCCAGCCAGGTGAAGATCAAGCACAAGCTCGACTACAAGGTGCCGACCAAGCGCGGTACACGCAGCGAGAACACCAGCCTGGACACGCCAATGCACGTTGGCTCCGGCGGGAGGATCACCCTCTTCGCTGAAAAGCACGATCAGCTCTTCACCCGCGAAGAAGCGCCAATCAAGCCCCGTACCTGATCAACCCCGCCTCGCCCTCCCTTCCGCAACCCAAGGAAATAACCGATGTCACTTACCAAAGATGCAATTCAGCTCATCACCGATACCGCGCTGGAAGCCACCGGCAAAAAGCTGGAAACGCTGGTCCCTACCGTGGTGTTGCCGGAAAGCGCAAAGGTCATCGATCTTGAGCGCTTCCAGGCTGGCCGCAGCCGCTTCCGTGGCACATACAGCACCCATTCATTGGCTGATTTCGGCGCTTACGTCGTTGAGCGCGCAGCGCCTGGCGCCCGCGGGTTCATCAATCAGGACGAAATGAGCTGCGGCCTGCTGTTCAACCTCGGCACTGCCGCAGCACCTGGCCACGCCGACGACCGCGCCATCCTTCGCCTGAAGGCAACAGCCGGCTACACCGCCGCCCAGGCAATCGGTGGGCGCGGCATCAGTCAGAAGGATTTGAGCGATTGGATCGAAGACTGGCACCAGTACCTCACCCCGGTCGACGAAGCCGGTAACCCAATCCCTGTGGCCAAAGCCATTGCTGCCGTCCGCACGATCACCATCAAGGCGTCCAGCGAGTCGGAAACCACGGTGGGAGAAACCAGCGCCAGCCGAAGCGCAATGGATCAGATCGAGGCGCGCAGCAAGGAGACCCTGCCGGTTTCCCTGCAATTTCGGACGGTCCCGTTCGAAGGCCTGACCGAACAACAGATTACCCTGCGCCTCTCGGTCATCACCAGCGGCTCCCAGCCTGTACTGAAACTGCGCTGGGTTGGCGAAGAGGTCCAGCGCGAAGATATCGCCCAGGAGTTCAAGGCAGTACTTCAACGCAATATTGGCGAAGCGGCCGTATTGTCGCTGGGCGCGTTTGATCCCAAGTAGTCCCCTTCCAAGCCGGGAGACCGGCCTTCCTATTCGCTGCATCCGGTAACCGGAGGGCGGCGCTTACCCCGGAGCAAACCCATGACCAAGCAAGAACAGCAAACAGTACTCGCCGCAGAACTCCCTGAGCGCGGCCAACCTCTGGCCGGCGGTGTGTTCGTAACCCGCTACTGGCTCAACGGCGCAGAGCGCGCCCTGATCCTTCTGCCTGACGAGCTCAACGGTGTCTGGGGCGAGTATGGCGTAAAGATCGAAGGCGCCGGCAGCTACAGCGACGGGGAAGCGAACACCCGCGCCATGGCCGAGGCCGGCAGCGAGATCGCCGTAAAAGCGCTGGAACTTGGCGGCTTTATTCCGTCCTGCCTTGAGGGCCAACTGCTGATGGCAGCCAAAGCTGATGGCCTGGTGGAGCTTCGCGATGATCGCTATCACTGGCTGAGCACGCAGCGCTCCGCCGACCTCGCCTACACCATGGTCTTTGGAGCTGGCTGGCTCTACTTCGACGGCAAGCACTACGAGCGGCTCGCGCGCCCTGTCCGCAGCCTCCCTATTCAGTAATTCATTTCTTCATTGATTTTTCGCAGGTGATTCCCGGGAGCGCCAGGACGGCGCTCAGACCAGAAGCTCGTCGGGAAGCGCCGGCTACCTGCACCCTTATCTCGCTCACAGGAGCATCCCATGCAAGCAAATCAACTGACCACCTACACCCGCGGCGATCTGATGATCAGCAGCCCGGATGAAGCTGTAGTGCTGAAGCTGGCAACGCTGGCTATCACCGCCGCGCCGGCTATTGCGGCAAGCGGCATCCCAGCCATCGGCGAATATTGGCCCGGTGAGGGCGGTGTGAACGGCGGCCTGTTCCCTGGCGGCGACAGGCCCTACTACCTGATTGTGCCGACCGGCAGCGATGCAGAGGCGACCCATGAGTGGGGTAGCTACGGCGATGAACTTGACGGCGCCAAATCCCCATGGGACGGCCAGGCGAACACCGCTTACCTCGCCAGCAGCAACCGGGAGCACGACCACCCTGCCGCCCAGTTCTGTGCAGCTTTCGAGCGTGATGGGCACAAGGACTTCTACCTCATGGCTCGCCGCGAGGCTTCCTTCCTCGAAATCACCGTGCCGGACGTGTTCACTCAGGAGTACCACTGGACCAGTACGCAGCGCTCCGCCTACAACGCCTACACCATGGACTTTGAAGATGGCTGGCTCTACGACTTCGTCAAGGGCAACGAGCGGCTCGCGCGCCCTGTCCGCAGAAAGTTTATTTGATCATTCAATTCTTCATTCATGGGCGCGGCAGCGCCCTCGCTTTTCAGGAGTCCAGGGATGGCGCTGCATACGGATTTGGAAATCCACAAGGTGGCCGAGGAGTTGCTCGGGCTTTCGCTTGACCTGGTGCGCAATATCCCGCGCGACCTGAAACAGGTTGTCGGGGCAAAAATCCGGGACGAATGCCTGCAGGTCCTGGTACTGATCGGCCGGGCCAATATGACCAGGGACAAGCTGCCCCACATCAACCTCCTGCTCGAAAGCATTTGGATGCTCAACTACCTGCTGCGCGCCCTCACCAACCGAGGGTTGATCAGCAAGGGGCAGCACGCCAAAGCAATGATGATGACGGCCTCAATAGGCCGCCAGGCCAACGCCTGGAAGAAATCCGCAACCGCGCCCGCTGCTTGAGGGTCAAGGCCCTCTTGCCTGTGCGCCAAATCTGGTCGAGCCGCTGACCTCTGGGTCACCGCCATGCGCAAAAACAGATACCGCCGGTCTAAAGCGTCCGCGTAGGTCTGGCGCAGTTTCCAAGCTGATCGGCTCCGCCTTCGGCTTGGCGATGTAGATAGCTCGACAGGTCGCAGCGCTCCGCCAACAACGCCTACAACATGGACTTTGAAGATGGCTGGCTCAACAACAACGACAAGAACAACGAGCGGCTCGCGCGCCCTGTCCGCAGATTTAAGTGTTGCCCCCTTCCAGTTCGAGGATCTCGTCCAGGCTTACTACGACTGCCGACGCAACAAGCGGAACTCCGCAAGTGCCCAGCTGTTCGAGAAGGACATGGAGATCAACTTGCTGGAGCTACACGACGACCTGATTGCCGGTACTTACCGGCCAGGCCGATCCATCTGTTTCGTGGTCACCCGACCAAAAGCCCGCGAGGTATGGGCGGCGGCCTTTCGGGACCGCGTCGTCCACCACCTGCTGTACAACCATGTGGCACCGCGCTTCTACGCCAGCTTCATAGTGGACAGTTGCGCATGCATTCCAGGGCGCGGCACGCTGTACGCCGCCAAGCGCCTTGAGTCGAAGATCCGCAGCGCCTCGCAGAACTGGTCAAAGCCGATCTTCTACCTCAAGTGCGACCTGGCCAACTTCTTCGTCGCCATCGACAAGGCAGTGCTGCGCAAGCAACTGGAGGCCAGGATCACCGAACCCTGGTGGTTGGCCCTGGCCACGCAGATCCTCATGCACGACCCTCGCGAGGATTACGAGACCCGCAGCCCCGCGCACCTGTTCAACCGGGTGCCGCAGCACAAGCGCCTGATTGCGCAGCCCGCGCTCCTCGGCCTGCCGATCGGCAACCTGTCGTCGCAGTTCTTCGCCAACGTCTACCTAGACGCCCTGGACCAGTTCGCCAAGCACACGCTGCGCGCCAAGCACTACATCCGGTACGTCGATGACTTCGTGTTCCTGCATGAGTCGCCGCAGCAGCTCAACGAGTGGCTGGCCCAGGTCGAAGCGTTCCTTCCACGGCTGGGCGCGAAGCTGAACCCCACCAAGACGATCCTGCAGCCCGTGGATCGCGGCGTCGACTTCGTTGGGCATGTAATCAAGCCTTGGCGGCGGTCAACTCGCAAGCGGTCGCTTGCCCAGGCGTTGAAGCGAACAGCCGCGGCGCCGGCCGAGGATCTGCGCGAGACCGCCAACAGCTACTTCGGCCTGCTCAGCCAGGCCAGCCATAGCCATAACGACCGGGCAGCACTCGCTCGGGTCGTGCTGAAGCGCGGCAACAGCGTCAACGCGGCGCTGACCAAGACCTTCGAGAAGAAGTAACTCCCCACTCCACCGCCCGGGCATGGCCCGGCAAGGAATCCCCATGCCCACAGAAAGCAATGCGATCTCTTTTCATCGCGAAGATCGATACAACGTCATCAAATACACCGATTTAGACAAGCTTTCGCATGCCGAGAGGCGCGCCGTAAGCGGATTCCTGCGGAGAATTCATGAGTCGGTGTTGAGGGAAGGTGCTCCTGCTCGCTCGTTCCTGGTTATTGAAAGCGATTGGCCCGAGTACGAACCCGTCTGGCAGATGATCGAGCGCCGAATGACAGGGCAACCGGAAGTGTCAGCTGCCGAAGAACTAGACGCCGTGCTGCACTGGCGCGGCAAGCATGCAGTGGCGATCAAAGAGCGCGACGCCCTGCAACAGCGCCTGACCGCAGCGGATGAGCGGGCGGATGTGCTGGAGGGGTTGTTGCGGGATATCAACGACGCACCCGGAGGGAGCCAGTTCAAGAAGCACATCGACGCCGCACTCAATCCAGCGCCAGGTGAGCCGGATCGCATCAACGGCATGATCGAGACGGTTGGCGGTGAGTACGCCGTCATGATCGACCGCGCGAACAGCCACTACGGCTGGACCTTCAAGAAGCACCCCGATGGCCAGTGGGTGTCAGGCCGCAAGGCAACTGAAAGGGAAATGATTGCCGCACGTTCGCACGCCCAGAACACAAAACAGCTGTAACCCCTCCCCCTTCAAAGTCAGCCGCTATAGCGGCAAGGACGAACTCGCATGAAAAAAATGTACTGGATTCTCCGCGCCGCTTTGCACATGCGCAGCCTGATGGGGTGGTGGAAACCAAAAGACCTCGCCTTCTGCTGGGAAACCGGCGCCGTGATCTACGACAACTACGAGTACGACGGGCGCCTCAATGAAATCGGCGAGCCCGCCGAGGAAATCGCCGAAGAACTCAGTTGCTGGAGCGAATGACCATGAGCGCAATCAAAGAACGCCCCATCCTGTTCTCGGCGCCGATGGTGCGCGGCGACCGGCTTTGGGTGCGCGAGACACACAGCCTTGTACCCGACCCAGAAGAACCGGCCGGCTATTCCCAGGTGCTGTATGCAGCCGACGGGCAGCAGTACGGAAAGAACAGACCATCCATCCATATGTTTCGCGCTGACAGCCGCATCCTGCTGGAGATCACCGACGTGCGCGTGGAGCGGTTGCAGGACATCACCGAGGATCAGGCCAAGGCCGAGGGCGTCCGGCTCTACACCGATCATGCCGAGCTCGGTGACTGGTGGCACGTTGAGGGAATCGAGACCTACAGCGCCGACCCTCGAAAGTCTTTCGAGCTGCTTTGGTCATCCGTCGGCGGTGATTGGGAAGCCAACCCATGGGTCTGGGTGGTCGAGTTCAAGCGGGTGACGCCATGATCGCCGCCCTCTGGTTCGCCTACGTCTTTATCTACAAGGGGCCGAGGCCATGAACGCGCAAGTCCTCGACCCTTGCAGCGCCAGCCGGATGATGTGGTTCGATAAAGCCGACCAGCGCGCTCTGTTCGGTGATATCCGCGATGAAGAGCATGTGCTGTGTGATGGCCGGGTGCTGAAGGTTGAGCCGGACGTCATCATGGATTTCCGGCACCTGCCCTTCCCCGACGCCAGCTTCAACATGGTGGTGTTCGATCCTCCGCACCTGGTGCGCGCCGGCCGCGAAAGCTGGCTGCGGCTCAAGTACGGAATCCTCACCGATGACTGGCGCGACGATCTGCGCAAAGGGTTCGCCGAGTGCTTCCGCGTTCTGAAGCCCGGCCAGTTCCTGATCTTCAAGTGGAACGAAACCCAGATCCGGGTCAGCGAAATTCTTGCCCTTACCGATGAGCAGCCGCTGTTTGGCCACAAGTCCGGTAAGCGAGAGAAAACGCACTGGATCATGTTCATGAAGCACCCCTAACCCCAATCCCCCTACATGCCTGCCGGTGAGCGGCGGGCGAGGTATTCGCTATGTCCGAAGAAACTGAAGCGCTGTATGTCGTCCACGCCCAGGGCCCCGACGATCTGTACGCGGCCGCCAGCAAAGAGGAAGCTGACACGCTGGCTGCCAAGCAGAACGAACTGGTGCCGATGGCGAATTGCATTGTGATCGTCAGTCCGTGGGCTCCGGTCGAGCACTGGAAAACCCTCGCCGAGCAGAATGCGGAAGACGCAAAGTACCTGCGCAGCGGGTGGCAAGCCGACCTGAACCGGCTCAACGCTGCAAAAGCTGAAATCACCGCACTGAGCAAGAACGTGATCGACATGACCCGTGAGGACTTCGACGCAACGCTGAACAACCTCCGCCGGATGGGCGCCAGCATCGACGGCGACAACGCCTACAAGCGCGATCTGTGCGACTCGATTTTCGGGGCCCTGGCCTTCGGCGCACAAAACACCAACCCGCCACCGGCAGATCACTGGGGCCAGCGCTTCTGGGACATCGGCCGGGAGGAACGTGCGATGCAGGAAGAGCTGCTCGAAAGCCTATCCAACTTGGTCGGACTGGCGAAACTCGGGGCCGCCAGGCTCGACAAGTACCACGCAGCCCTTGCCCACGCCGAAGCAGTAATCGCCAAGGCCACCCGCTAACCAACCTTCTGCCGCCCAGCGCGGCAAGGACCCCCCATGTTCGCAACGAAACTCACCCTGATCCTGCTGGGCGCTTTGCTGTACCTGGCCGGCACCGGCTACTGGCTCGCCTGGCTCGGGCCCGACCTGCTCAGCACCGGCACCACCGAGGCGCTACTCGGCGCATTCGCCGGCACCTGTGCCTGGATGCTGATCACCTTCGGCCTGGTCATCCACATCATCAAGACAGCGCGGCCCACAGCGGGCGGCGGGAGGTAGTCATGGCAGCAGCAGAGCAGATACCCGTCGAGTACCTGTCCGACAAAATCGCGGAGAAGAACTTCGCGGAGATGGTCGGGACAACGCGGCGCGCGCTTCAGGGAAAGCGCCAGCGCAACATCATCCCGAAAGGGGTGTGGAACGAAATCGATGGTCAGATTTACTACAGCATCAGGAGATATGAGGCATGGCTAGAAAGCCTTTGGGATTGCCCGCCGGCGTTGAATTTGCAGGCCAGTCAGTCCGCATTCGCTTCACCTGGAAGTTCCGGCGCTGCGAGACCCTCGCCTATTCCCAAACGCCAAAAGGCATTAAAGCGGCCGCAGATCTACGCTCTACAGTAATAAGCCTGATCAAGCACGGCGTGATGGACGATAAGCGTTACGCCGAGATTTTCCCGAACTCGACATATTCCACCTACTCCGCGACTCCGCTGTTTGGCGAGTACGCCCAGACCTGGCTCGACAGCCGGGAAGTGGTAGGGGGCACCCGCAAAAACTATCGGATTTCCCTAAATCTTTACTGGATGCCGCACCTTGCGCTGCTTCCGATCGACCAGATCACATCGGCAATGCTCCGGAAAATAGCCGGAGAGACGCAGTGGAAGTCGTCGACGGTAAAGCGCTCGGCAATCCAGCGCCTGCACACGATGTTCGAGTGCGCAGTGAACGATGAGCTGATCACCAGGAACCCGGTCGGCTCGATTGAGTTGCCGGTGAAGGCGAAGAAACCGGTGGACCCTTTCGCAGTAGCGGAGGCGGATTTGATCATCGGGCACCTTTATGAGGTGCTGACCGGTTCAATGCGGGTATACGCGGCCTACTTTGAGTTCGCGTTTTATACCGGCATGCGGCCTGGGGAGATAGCGGCGTTGCGCTGGGAGGAGGTGGATACGGAGGGGCGTGTCGCCAACGTGTGCAGAATCGTCGCTGACTACAAGATCGAGGAGCGCACGAAAACGCGTGAAACACGGCGAGTCATGCTGAACAGTCGGGCGCTAAATGCGATTGAGGAGGCCAAGAGCGTGGCCGAGTTGAGGGCGAAACAGAGCCGGCGCCAGCATAAACAGTCGCCTTACGTTTTCCCGCCGACCAAGAACTTCGAGTTCATTCAACAGGCCAGCGTGACCGACAAGCACTTCAAGGCGGCACTGGTCGCGCTGAAGGTCAGGGCCAGACGGCAATACAACTGCCGCCACACTTACGCTACCATGTGCTTAATGGCAGGCATGAACCTTGGGTTCATTGCTAATCAGCTCGGTCACAGCGTGCAAATGCTGCTGACGACTTACGCCCGATGGATCAATTCCAGTGAAGACTGGAGCGAAGTCGGGAAGCTTGAACAAAGCCTGATTGGTACAAAATTGGTACAGACCGAAACCGTACCCCTCTAGAACCCATACGGAATAACGCTCTGTGACATTGGAACAGAATTACACCGCGATCCTCGGCCAACTCGGCGAGGACGTTACCCGCGAGGGCCTG